CTACACCTCAATTTATCTAAAAAATGTAATCAAATAAGGTACAAAACCTTTAACCACCTAGCCAACCACTCATACCTGGCCAACCAGTACCTACATAGCCAGTCCCTGAACGAGAAGCAGCATAAAAATCGCCCGAACGTGGCGGTCTCAAAAAATGGAATGAAAAATCATCTCCTGCTGCTTTACCAAGATAAAGTTGATAAGCTTGAGGAATTGTAATACCATTACTACCACCAATTGTACCATCCTGGGAATTGGTTGTTTGCTGAAACAAAAAATCATTATAATATGGGAGTTCAACTTCAGTAACCCTATTAGTAGAATTCTGAAAGTTACCCCCCATCAATGGATTACTATTTGCATCAATCATGCTAACAATACCTATATTTGTGGTATTGTCAGGCTTACTGTGCACTTTCAAGCGAATTGATCCACGCCAAAAACGATATATTTGGCCCCATTTCTCAATACCAATAAACTTTTTATACGGAGATGGTAAGCCACCAGCAGAATTATATCCATAAAAAGTACCAACTAAAGCACCCACCGGAATAGGATTGAAATATGGTTGATAACGATGAAGAACTTCCCGTAAAGTTTCATACTTTTCTCCCAAAACTAATTTTTCTGTCTCATAACCCTTCATAGTATCATGAAAAGGTTTAAAGCTACGTGAGAAATCAGCACGTGGATTGGACTGAGGAAAAAAGTCTGGAATAAAATAATTATCCCGATAAGCCCCAACTTGAAAATCTGAAGCAGCTGCAACATAAGTGTTAATATAAATAGGAGTGTTTAAAGCAAAATCAGGCTGAGACCAAGTAAGAAACTTGATAACTAAAGCCGTATTTTGATAATCACCATATCTCCTTACAACATTTTGATCACAATATGGTACAGTCCATTCAAATTCACAAGATCCCTGAATATCAATAACAGTGTGATAGCAATTCTCCCAAACATTACCTGACAAACCATTATCAGGGTCTAAATATACCACAGCACGAATAGAGTGGAATATAGAAGCTTCAACATAAATCTTAATTTTGACAGAACCCCAATGATACTTAAAATTGGCTTTCACCCAATCAAAGTAAGTGAGAGGGGGCCCAAACACCTCATCATTATATAGCGCATATTCAGTACCTACATCTCCAATGTTAACAACCAAAGGATCACCAAGAAGCATGGGAGTACCCATAATATATTTCAAATCCATCTCATCAACATTGAAACCTCCAACGTTTGGCTTGACGGTGATAGAATTTTCCGGATCCATACCCAATTTCTCCGAGTTATCAACACCCTTACCACAGTTGTAACCAGCAGCAGCAACCAAATGCGTTTTTTGTGCAACCTGAACACTAGTAGGCTTACTCAAACCTAAAGTACGTGTGACAGCAGCAACCCCGCGTGCAATGTCGGCATAAGTGTCAACATATTGACTCATAAAAGGTATATTACGCAAAGTCGACGAAAGCTGAGCAGTCCGAATCAACGCATTGCTCACAATGCCTTTCTCACTCTTTACAGTAGCCTCCTTACTTTGAGTTTCAAACTGTTGTTCAACAACTTCTTCTTGTTTCTCAATTGTCTGCAAAATACGATTTGCATAAGTAATACGTGCAGTTGTAGGAGCATAAGAGTGAGGTAAAAAGACTTCCGGTTCCAAAAATTGGGCAGTAACAAAAACTTGACAACTATCACCACCAGCGTCTTGCACGTTAACCAAAGGATTTAAAACCAACACTTTAACCCTAGCCATTTCACCAACACCATATTTCTGGATAGCCAGAGCTCGAAACGGGGAAATGAAAGGAATGTCAAATACAACAGCATCACCGCTTGCGGCAGACATTATAACATGAGGGTAACCACTAGCAGCCACAACAAAATCTGTTTGAGAAGGAACCGAATCAACGTACGCAGGACCAGAATAATAATTCAAACATGGTTCATATAAAACCAATAACTTTCCGTATAAAAAGCGATTAGAAGTCACTCGAAATGACATTCTAACACCGCCACGGAAAAATTTGAAATCCTTTATTTTTTCAGCTATAAAAGTCTGTGAAAAAAGGTCATCTGGAAAATGATATTGGGCAATAACAGTGTTAACAGCTTGTCCAGTAGTCCAACTAATGATGTTCATCTGATACTCTCTACTAAGAGCTCCGTTCAAATCGTAAACTTCTAAATTACAATTTTGATGTGGTTCTTGAAAAACCACACTTCCTCCAGCACTAGTGTCGATAGGGGCAACATCTTGATAAGACCCTAATCGTACGTGTTGCGAATCACCGGGAACATTTGTAGCCCGATCAGTAAACTCCTCATGTCGAGAAGTAATAGAATTTTGAATATTGTCAGCATTATAAGCTTCATAAAGTTTTATGTCCTTCGACTGTACTTCAAAAAAAGATACTCGTTTGTCAGGATGATATTTCGCATCGTGATAATAAAAATACGAATGTACCCTCTCATCAAAGAAATCCAACAAATGTGGAACTCTCTGAGACACAGCTCTACGAAATCTTGATACTTGCCTTTGAAACTCCTCATAAGAAAAATGAGACATCTCTTGAGCAAATGTATCAAAACACGACAACAAAACCAAATCTTCTGGCACTTTACTCTTATACCAGTAAGTTGATTCTATCACAACCTCTAACTTTAAAGGTGCTTTATAAACACTATCTTCATACACGAAACTTCTACCCAAATAACGTATGTCTGATAAAGTATCCATCCCCTCATGTATATCTTTACTCCAATGTGTATATGAAATACAAAAACGTCTCATATAATGAGGAGCTAAGGTAGAGCTTGTAACACCGGGTTTTTCTATAGTTATGACATTATCGTCTCCATAAACACACATTTCAAATTGATCATCACGTAGTAATAAATCTTCAGACAAAATTATATAAGTCATAGCTATATTTTGTAATGAATTATATATGGCGGTCATAAAATTACCACTTGGATTACTATCCTTAACAGTATAAATCTTATCGCCACAAATATGACGTGCGTTAAAGATATGTTCAAATAACAATTTCCGAACTAAAGCATTACACTCTCCATCATCATACCATTCATTTATATATTCCAAAATTACCCTTCCTATATAAGCTCGCACACTTCCATCAAATTTGGAATAATCACCAGCAACTACAGAACCCCCAAATTTATCCAAACGCTTGAATAAATAAGTCCAATCATTTGAATGCACATTAATCCCCACATTTATGGGTTTCACTGAAGCAAAGCTCTGAACATATGAAATGAAGTCCAAAAAATATCGACGACCCAAAAACAAAAAATATATGTCGCAACTAGAGAACAAACGAGCCTTACCCTCCATCACTTTATGCACTGGTAACGTTTCATCTTTCAAAATATCTGCCCATAAAACATCAATTTGTTGGCCAGAACGCAATCTTTCCTCTTTTTGCAAAAGGTGTTCAAGAAAGTCTGGCTTGTAAGCGAATGAATCGTCTACTCGTTCAAGATAATAGCCCTTTCCTTTAACTTGCATTGCTATTCTTGGCTCATCAACAACATAACCAGGCGAGGTATTAAAATTAATAGATGGTACAACACCATCACCAGTACCATTCAAACACTGGTCATAGTCAAATAATCGCGTTGATTCTTTTTTAGGATATAATTTAAACAAATATGCTTTCAATCTAGCCCTATCAAACGGAACCTCAGGCATCTCTACTTGGTCAAATTTTGCCAATGCTTTGTTTAAAGGAGATATTTGCTCCCCACTTTCTGACACAAAATCACACAAATGTGTAGGAACGCAAGTCGGTGCCCCAGACCATCCATACAACAAACTTCTTTTAAATTTGGAACGCTTAGGATGGTGATACGCCAAGTCTGACGACACAATCTCATCAACCCTCAAAGGAAACTCACAAACATTACTTTGGACTTCAAAACCCAAAAGCATGTTAAAGAACTCCTGTGTAATCGGCATAGCGGAACTAAATCGAGGACCTTTTCCAACATGCATCCCTATAATTTGAACCTGACCCTGAGGACCTTGAATAGCTATTAATGAACCAGATTGTCCTTTAATTGTATCATAATAATAATTAATAGGTGATTGAATAACAAAAGTAGTACCAACACTATGATATGATAATACAGTAGTGTCTATCGCTTTATTAGCAATCAAAACATATGGAACCAATTCCTCATCAACATGCAATATTTTCAAGGGATATCCAGGCTCAATAGCAAATGTGTGTTTCTCATCAATTAAAAACTTATAAAGTGCAGGAGGTAGATTAATCTTTCTAGGTATTCGACCAATGACCATGTCTTGTGGCTTATCATTCTCATCCAACACATGCAAAACATCTTCAAACTCAGAAAACTCACACGAACCGGTTTGCCATCTTAATTCAAACTCTGCATGATCTCCTTCAGTAATGCTAAAATAAAAATGAGCAGGCATAGCTACATACCCATCTTTAATATGAAATGCATTGGTAGTCTCGCACTTATATGAATTATACTCACCATCATTACTTTTCCGATATGCCCATCCCTCGATAAGAATTTGGCATTTTGCAACATTCTTAATGGCACTATTCATAAAAGCACCTTCATCAGCTTGAGTCTCAAAACTTTTATCTTCAAGCTTCTTAGCTTTAACCTTGCGTACTCTCATAGCTTTATTTCGTGGATGCTTCACATTGAACTTCTTATCAAAAGTTTGAGTAACCAATTCTGGAAACAACAAATTATAAAGATATGTACCAAAGGAACTTAAAGAATAATATATCAACGCCAACAAAATAAAAACAAAAATCCAAATAACACATTCTTGCTCAGGTGTGACACATCCAAAACATTGTCCTATACACCAACCAATCATAAACAGACGAGCATTAACCTCCTGCATAAGACCTTCATGTGTATCATTCTGAACTTGGAAGTCCGGATACAATTCACGCAAACGGCTCTCAGTATATTTATACGTTGCATTTTGTTCAATTTGAACCTTACGCAAACGAATAATTATAGGCAACAAATCCTGAGCCGTATAATAATGGCCTTCTAAAGAGGGGTCAAAAGTGCATTTATCTACTCTAAATGCATTATTATGCGCCTCTTTTTCGTGTGGAATTTCTCTATGTAAAACTAAATGAAAACGCCGAACCATTGCTTCAGGATCTGTTAAACCAACACAAAATTTGGTTAAACCAATTCCCTTATTCGCTATATTGGTGGACCCAAAAATAAAATCAGAATCAAAAAACACTGTGCCTTTAGTACCAAAAGCTTGTGGCAAATTATATGCTGAAGTATTAACCATATTAATTACGGCAGCTGCTTCAGCAGCACGCTTTGTTACATCCATTTGTACAAACATATCATCTAAATCCACAAATTTTTGTTGAGCATATTTCTCCCAAAAGTCATCATCCTTATTATAAACATACACCATTTCTGGCGAAAAAACTTGCTTGTAATAAAATAATGACAATCCACTCTGAAAATAGTTTTTAGTGGAAGTTTTTCCAACATTAGGAGGTCCAGTAAATAAAATGAAAAATGGTTCTATTCTATTATGAGTAGATCCAATTAAAGATGAACACATTTTAAAAATCTTTTCAAATTTAACCATCTTAACACTATAAATCTTCTGCAAATACATTGGCATGGTTTGCATACGGACATCAACCAAATGCTCGTTTGCAACTTTATAATCAGCTATTACTTTCTGCATAAGTTCTTTACTAACAATATACTCCTCTTCCCGAGCAGGCAAAGCATCAATAATTTTAATAATATTATATAATTTTAAGCCGAATTCAGAAAAATTAGCATCTAAAGGGTCATAGGCTATAAAAGTGCGGACCAACATCCTACATATAGAAACAAGAGTTTCTATTGTTTCAGTAGTGTTACGTTTTACATGATTCATATAAACAAATTGAGCATTGGCTTGTCTAATTTCTGATTCAGACATATTATTAAGAAAAGAATTACCAGAACACAGATTAGTAAAACTGGTTAAAACATTATGAATTACATTATTCTGTGTTTGAAAATTACTTGACGATACTATACGCTCCAAATCTTCACTCTTGCGATTGACATCACTCTGCCAATGTCGATATTCCCAATACTTTTCCTTATCAAAACAAACCTCTTTGCCATCAATAATAACTGTAGCCGTAGGTTTTTTGAAAAACTCAAAAACAGCTTCAAAATTAAAAAAGGACATGTTCATAATTGAATCAGAACGAGAAATAAGAAAATTAGACAACCACTCCATACAAGCAACCTTATTTCCTTTAATTGCATGATACAAGGCATGTAAAACGCTTTTAACCTCCAATAATATAACTTTGTATTCAGGTTTAAATATATTTCTCCAATCCTCAAAAATACTCATATGAGACTTCATTTTGTCTTCAATAACTTCAACCTTTTTACAAACACTATTAAAACGAGACAACCATAACTGACATCTATTTACAAATTGTCGACACTTATCAAACTTATTAATTAATAAAACCATCGACAGCACGTAAACGAAAAAGACCCCAAAATATACAGTATTGCTCTGACACTCAAAGTCTTGCTGATATTTTTCAAATCTCATCCTTTTAATGTTAATAGATTTCTGTTTTTTCGAACCCTTCAAGTTTAACTCAATCACTTTATTATGATTTTTAAAATCATGCCAAAAAGTACGGATAACATCTCTATTAACATCATCAGTTATTTGTTTCACACTTTCTTCGTTAATAAAACGTGCTTGAACACCAGGTGATCGCATATGATTTTTAAACACCTTTATGCGCTCCAAACGCATATCTTCAATCTGAGACTTAGACATTTTGGATATTTCAAAATATTCTTCACTATACTCCAAAATTTGTCGCCTAACGTCTAACAATGCTTCTAAAAACAACGTAAAGGCTTTGACTTCATCATTAATCTCATAAAAGAAAATCGAAGGGGGCAACCAAGGTACAACCCATGACATATCACTAACTTCGCGGTCTGTTAAATTAGAAATTATTGTTCCCACTTTTGGAACAAAACACTTATGCCTCATAAGTTTAATAATATCTGACGTATTCATATTTCTAGAGACGTAATCCTTAAAAATACTTTTAATTTTCTTAAAAGGCAATTGCTTACTACGAACATTCATTCGTCGCAACAAATCAAAAAGAACGTTTGTTTGTTCACCACATCTATGTTCAAAAACAGGAACTATTCTTTTACCTTTAGAATCAACATAATCAAAATATTTAGAAGCAAATTTTGGAAAAACAATCCTAGGATGACTCTCATAATTGTGGAAATCAAATGTTGAACGCTCAGCGACTGGCTCTAAAGCTTCACTATAATCACCATATAATCGAACGAGCAAATCACAACAAAAATTTCTTCCACTCATAACATCATCAATCTCTTTACCATCTCTAATTGCTTTTATTTGATCTTTTAACCAAACATTAACAAAATTAATTTGGCGCTGAATTTCCTTAAACATCTCAGCTTCTTCTTTATTAGCAAAATACTTCTTCTCAAATGTAACTAACGAACCCAAAAGTGAACGCAATTTCTCATAAGTCATATCAGACAACAATTTTGGTAAATACTTTCTACCATAACTTTCTCCGTCAAAAACGTTCATTGCCAAAAAATCATCTACTTTACCCTTTGTCACATTTTGCCGCTTCAATTTTACTGTGTTAACAATTTTTTTTGAAGCAAACTTATGCCACGAAACATCATTATCAGCATAATTTTCATCAAAATGGCGCTTTCTCTCTTTACCTTTCTTGCTTTTTGATTGAACTTCAAACGCTTCCTCACGATACGAAATTAATCTCGTTGGGAAACGATAAGCAGCATCAACACACCGGCATAGTCTATCAATAATTAAATCACATATTAATATAAACACCACAAAACCACAAGGAACAAATAACTTAACACATAAAATACCCAAATTCATACGTACAAAATTCAACAAATATACACGAGATTTTAAAAGCAATGCGTTGCCAACAGAAGCTGCAATAAAGATTTTCTTAAACCTTCTAAACGTGTTACTTCCACCCCACAATCCAACAAAATGAATCCGTAACGTTCTAAATAGAAAGATCCATCTTGGACTAACACTTCGCAAAACTATAAAGTGTACACGTCGTTGAAATTCTAAGTTAATCGTTTCAAAAAGGTGCTTATAACACGTTAAGCGCAACGATAAAGTTATGACCATTTTAAATAACAACTCAAAGTCTTTCGATCACAAAAAGCTAAAACAACTTGTTATAACTATAGTCAAAATAACCTTGGAAAACCAATTAGTGAACTCGTACTCGATCTTTTCATAAAAGCATCTGCACGTTCTGCACAAAAGAGTGCTAGAAATCACAAGTAGGTAGTTATTTCAAAACTTCATGTCTACAGACTGAATAACTAACGATTTTCTACTATTTTTTTATATTTTTATTTTAAAGAAACATATAACAACCACTGCACCACAAATACAAATATTTAAAAACATAAAAAACCACAGTTTTTTGAATACGATAAACTCTATAAATTTGTTAAAAATCAACGCTTAACTACCAGAGTATAACATCAACTCTACAAAAAACAGAATTGCTCCAGGCATAACAATATATTTATCGATTCACCATTCAAAGCATCAAATTAATGATGCAAATAAAATTGCCTGGTTTAAAAATTAAGTTGGAGATTATCT